CTTACGGTTGAACCCCCAATCTCCCAAAGAAAAGAAAAGAGTCCTAATGACGCTCGAAATTAAAGGAACTCCGCCGGTGAGTATTGCAGGGAATTTGAATTCGGCACTTAGCAGGTCTAACTGGATTTCAGAAAGTGACTCCGCAGCTGTGGCGTTAGCAATTCGGCTTGCAACTGCATTAGATGTTAGTTTTGATACTGGAGAATTAAGAGAAGTGCCAGCTTTGGCGCAAAGATTAACAGCTATTCTTCAGCAGCTTCACTTGACGGTGGAAACACGCACACAGGGCAAACAGGAAGAAGAAAATGACGGAAGCGAACACAGAGAAGCCTATATTCGGTTACTCAAAGCCACGCCTACAAAGTCCAAGTCTAAAACTTCCTAGCGCTGGGCAGGTTGTTGCTGATTTAGCAATTGACTTAGGTGTCCCACTACTTCCACACCAGAAGTTCCTAATGGACGAAGCTTTAGTTATTAAGAATGGCAAATGGGCTAGGTCAACCGTCGGGGCGATTATGGCTCGACAGAATGGTAAGACTCACGCGCTTAGAATGCGGATACTAGCTGGGCTTTATGTCTTCGGAGAGAAGAACATAATCGCTATATCCCAAAGCCGAATGCTTTCGCTGGACACATTCCGCCAAGTGGTCGATATGGCTGAAGGCACAGACTGGACGCGCAAAAGGATTAAACGGGTTAGCCGTACTAATGGACAAGAAGAGCTGGAAATTTACTGCCAGCACTACCCAAAAGCCTGTGGCGAGAAGTGCGACAGGATTCGCAAATACGCAATTAAAGCTGCTAACTCGGAGAGTCCGCGTGGCTCGACTGCCGACTTACTTTGGATAGACGAACTTCGGGAAATCAACACAGCGACGTGGCAGGCAGCGACCCCATTAACACGCGCTAGACCTAATGCCCAGACTTGGGTCACTTCAAATGCTGGCGACGACTCAAGCACAGTTTTAAATGAGCTGCGGCAACGTGCCTTGACTTTTCAGTCCGACCGTTTGGGCTGGTATGAGTGGAGCGCGGCTACTGATGATATTAACGATATTGAAAATTGGAAAATGGCTAACCCAGCACTTGGTCACACTATCCAACTTGAGAACTTAGAAGACTCTGCCAAATTTGATAACCCAGACGCTTTTAGAACTGAAAGCCTTAGTATCTGGATTAACGCAATTGACTCACCGTTTCCAATGGACATCTGGAATGCTGGCGAAGCTGCTGTACAAATGGAAGACGACTTGCCGACCTTTATGGCTATGGACTTATCGTTTAATCGTGACAAGGCTTACTTAGTAACAGTTCAGCAAAGGGCAGATGAGAAACTTGCGTGCTTCGTTCACGAATGGACAGGGCTTTCAAATATCGAACTAGCTTCGGAAATTGCCACACTTGCCAGACGCTTCAAACCTAGAGTCTTAGCCTATGACCCAAACACAGCAGGATTCTTAGCGCCACAGTTAGCCCGTACCGGTATTGCAGTTGCTCCGACTCCTTGGAGTTCAACTGCCTTTAGTATCTTCTGCGACCAAACTTTGGCAGCTATGTCAGGCGGACAATTACTTCACCCAAACCAAGAAATTCTTAGAACTCACTTAGGCGCTTCAGCTCGTAAACCTGCAAGCGACGGCGGTTGGCGTATTGCTAGACGAGCTTCGACTAATCCAATTAGTTCGGCAGTTGCTTTAGTTATGGCGGTGGGTCACGCCACACAACCACAGGCTAACTCTGCTATATTCGTTGTATAACTCATCTCCTTGAGGTCATCAATGTGTTGGGCTGTAAGTTGGGAAGCCTTCAGCCCGACACGTTGACCTATGTTGCATAGTTTGCAAATTACACTTATGTAATTCATTATTAGACTATGGGCTTATTAGATTTTTTTGCAGTTAACCCTGTAGCTAAGAAAATTGACGCAGCAGCGGCTTTAGTGCCTTACGCTTCGACCTTCAGCTTCTTCGACTTCCCTTCCACAGCTACACGCGCTGAAGCTATGCAAGTGCCAGCAGTGGCACGCGCTCGGGGCATTATGTGTGGAACAGTTGGCAGCCTTCCGCTTCACGCTTACAACAAGACAACAGGCGCTCGCGTTTATGGTAATCCTTTACTAAGTCAGCCTGACCCAAGCCTTCCACCTTCAGTAACTTTCAGCTGGTTAGCTGAGGATTTGTTATTCTCTGGAATTGGCTATATGGAGATTTTGGCTGTTAGCCCTGAAGACCAGCGCCCGACTCAAGCCCGTCGAGTACCACCAACTGACGTAACTTACACAGTAAACGAACTTGACACAATAATTGAGCAGTTCTACGTTCGTGGTCGTCCAGTACCTATGACTGGGCTTGGTTCGCTCATTATGTTTAACGGTATTGACGAAGGTATTCTTTCGCGCGGTGGTCGCACTATTCACAGCGCTTTACAAATTGAAAAGGCTATTGGTCGAATGGCAGCCGAGCCAGTACCGACAACAGTATTAAAGAATTCAGGCGTTGACCTTCCAGAGCCACAAGTAACGGCTATGCTCGCAGCTTGGAAGCGCGCACGTCAGGAGCGCTCAACTGCTTACTTAGCTGGAAACCTTGAAATTCAAACTTTAGGCTTTGACGCAACGCAAATGCAGTTGGCAGAAAACCGAATGGGAATGGCAAGCGAAATTGCCCGAATGGTAAATATCCCAGCTTGGTACTTAAACGCCGAAGCCGCTTCTATGACGTACACAAATGTTCAAAGCGAGAGAAGAAGCCTTTTGGACTTTAGCATTCTACCTACACTTTTAAAACCGATAGAACAGCGCTTGTCTATGCCAGACATTACGCCGATTACTCAAGAAGTTCGCTTTGACCTTGATGAATACCTACGCGGAAACACTATGGAGCAAGTCGAAGTAGTGGGCAAAATGTTAGAACTTGGATTAATCGATATTCCTGCAGCTCGCGGAATGCTCGACTTAGTAGAAGAAGGAAGTGAGCGCTAATGACAGCGATTAACTTTGACGGCAAGATATTTGCAGCAGATACAGAAACCCGAACACTTCGCGGCTTAATTGTGCCTTTTGGTGCAGTTGGCAACACTAGCGCGGGCGCTGTCGAATTCCACCCAGAAGCCTTCGGCGCTATTAAAGCTGAAGAAGTTATTTTGAATATGGAGCACGAGCGCACACGTCCATTGGGTCGCGGCGTTGCTGGTTCTGAAAAGATTACACCTGCAGGTATCGAAATGGCGTTTAAGATTGCGCCAACGACTGCGGGAACTGACGCACTTATCGAAGCTCAAGAAGGGCTACGTCCAGCCTTCTCAATTGAAGCTAGTGCCGACGAATACACAATTGAAAAAGGCGTTATGAAAGTGAGCCGCGCAACTTTAACTGGCGTTGCTCACGTTACTAACCCAGCCTTCAAAGCAGCACAAATTCTTGAAGTCGCTGCAACTGAAGAAGAACAGACCTCCGAAGCGGCAGTCGCTGAGGAACAAACAGAGGAAAACACTGTGGAAGATAACAAAGAAACTGCAGTAGTCGAAGAAGTAGAAGCAGCTCAAGTTGCTCCTGCTCCTGTTCAGGCTGCTGCTATCCGTACTGCACCACGTTCACCAATCGTGGACGGTGCTACTTACCTAGAACACAGCATTAAAGCTGCTATGGGTAACGATGAAAGTCGCGTTTACATTAAAAGCGCGGACGAATCTACTACCACCAACACTGGTCTAACACTCGCACCACATTTGAACGAATTCATTTCGACTTCAATCGGTGGAAGACCGACAATTGATGCAATTTCGTCTGGCGCGCTTCCTGCTAGCGGAATGTCATTTACAATTCCTAAACTTACCCAAGCTCCAACAGTTGGCGTAGTAGCAGAAGAAGGCAGCCCATTCGGTACACCGATGACCTCAAATTATTTGACGGTTTCTGTATCCAAATATGCTGGGGCTTCGGTGGTTAGTTGGGAGCTCATTGACAGAAGTTCTCCTGCATTCTTGCAAGAATTACTTCGCGAAATGCAACTTGCTTACGCTAAAGCAACTGACGTAGCAGTAAACTCTGCATTACTTTCAGGTGGAACTGACGCAACTGCAGTAGCTGCAGGCGCTGACGGTCTTCAATCCTTTATCTCGACTGAATCAGCTGCAGCCTACGCAGGCTCTGGCGGTTTCGCTCGTAACTTAATTGCTAACACTACAAACTGGGCTGCAATTATGGGATACCAAGACAGTGCAGACCGTCCGCTTTACAACGCTGCTGCTCCAATGAATACACCGGGCTTCGCAGTCGGTACTTCATTAGTTGGCAACGTATTAGGCACAAACCTATTCGTAGACCCACATATGGGTACAGGTGGCGACGAAGGAATGATTCTAGTCAATCCAGAAGCTGCTACTTGGTACGAAAGCGCACAGCGTCAAATTCAGGTTAACGTAATTGGCTCAGGTCAATTAGAAGTTTCTGTTTATGGCTACGGTGCAATTGCGGTAAAGAAGCCACTAGGCGTACGCGTTTACCAACAGTCTTAACCCTTTAGGTTAAAACGAATGCTGGGGCAGTTGCTGCCCTGTGGCTGCCCCAGCACCTAACCAAGAAAGAATAGAATTATGGCACTTATTGACATTGAAGAACTGAAAGACGTTCTAGGCATTGGCGATATTTACGCAGATTCAGTTGTTCAAGAAGTAGCTGACGCTGCTAGTAATGTTATTCTTTCGTATCTAACTTTTAATGACGCAGCCGTTATTGCTGTAAAGGTTGAATCTAATGTGGCTACTTACTTTACGGATAGTCGGCATAACTTTGCTGTTGGCGCTTCTGTCGTTATTAGTGGCGTTCGCAGCCCGTTTAGTGCAACTAAGACAATTACAGAAAAGGGCGATTTATATTTCAAGGTTGCGCTTACTTCAGCAGATGTCAAAGAAGAAGAAGTAATTCCGAGCGGACGTGCTGTCTTAGCTTCACAAACAACTTTGTACGATACGACCCCGGAAATCCGCGAAGGCGCTCTTGCTATCGCTGTAGACATCTGGGCTCAACGAATGGGAACTATGGGACAACAAGGCGTGGACTTCCAGCCAGCGCCGTACCGTTTAAGCCGTTCACTAATGACAAGAATTTCAGGGCTTACCGCCAAACATATGAACGTAGGTTCTTACGTTGGCTAATTTTGCAACTTTACGAACTGACCTAGCCGAAGCCTTAGAAGCTGCAGGTCGGGTCGTTTACTCATTCCCACGCGAGCAGATAACTCCACCTGCATTAGTGCTAGTACCGTCTAGCCCGTATGTCGTACCTGTAGCAATCGGCGGACTTAACAACCGCATAAATATTCGCTTTGATTTAACCGCTATTGTGGGCGCAGCTGATAATCAAGCCGCTTTAGCAAATATTGAGAACTTAATGCTTGCAGTCTTTGACTCGCTTCCAGCTGGGGCGAGCGTTGACCAATGGACACAGCCGAATGTAATCACAATCGGTTCTAATGAAATGTTGACTAGCCAAATTACAATAGAGCTAGTAACTACTAACAACGGAAACTAGGAAGGGTCAGAAATGGCAACTTACATAAGTGGAAGGGACTTGACCCTATCCATAGATACAGAAAGTTACG